AATCGACAAAAAGCATTAGAGTATGGAGCTTTCGGAGCTGGTGGTGGAGCTGTGGGATATGCAATAGGAAAAGGAGTAGGAGTAGGAGTAAAAAAAATACAAAATAAATCTGATTTAAAAACAATAGAAGAAGCAGAACAAATTATAGCACAAGATATAAAAAATGGTTTTAGTCCAAATGAAGCTATGAATAATTTAGTTCAAAAAATAGATAATGAAAAATTAACAAAATCAATACAAAGAACAGGCAAACAACTTAAAATACCACCAACTCAATCACAAGCTGCTAAAATAGCAAACGACTCTGTGGTTAATGATAGTGCAACATCAAGAGTAAAATCAGGAGCATTAGATAATTTTTTAGGAACATTATCAACTAGAATAAGAAATATATCAGAAACAGTAGGTGGAAAATTAAGACATTTTGAATACAAATTACATACTAATACTGCAAATACTTTAAAAAAAGTTCAACCATTTATTGATGATTTAAGAAAAATGAATCCTGCAGATAAAGTAAAATTAACAAGAAGTTTATATAATGGAAATTTCGATGAAGCTACGTCATATATGAATGAACCAATGAAAGAAAATTTTAATATTGTAAAAAATACATTAGAAGAACTTTATGGAGAATCACAAAAAGCAGGAATATTTTTTCAAAAATTAGATGATTATTTTCCTAGACAAGTTAAAGATATAGATAAGTTTAGAGAATCTTTAGGTGTAAAAGATTTAACAAGATTAACCGAAATGGAAAATCAATATGCAAAAAGACTAGGATTAAATTCAGCAAAAGATTTGTCATTAGGAGAAAGATCATTAGTAGCTAATCAATATGTACGAGGATTCGGACTTACAACAGATAGAGTTCCAAGATTTGCTAAACAAAGAAAAGTTGATGATTTAACAGAAAAACAAGTGTTAGAGTTTTATGAAGATCCTGCTGATGCTTTATCTTTATATATAAGAGGTGCTGTAGATAAAATAGAAAAATATAAATTTTTTGGTAGAAATGCTGTAAAAACAAAAGATGGTGTTTTTAATATAAATAATTCTATAGGTGCAATTATAGAATCAGAAAAAGCAGCAGGTAGACTTAATCCATTAAATGAAGATCAGTTAGTAGATTTGTTACAAAGTAGATTTATAAGTGGCGATAAACAAATGAGAAAAGGTTTAAGAGATTTAGGATATATGGGTACTATTGCAAATCCATATTCAGCTATAACACAGTTTGGTGATTTAGGTAACTCAGGTGCTTTGCATGGATTTAGAAATACCTTTGCTGCATTATTTGGCACTAAAGATATAAAACTTATAGATGTTGGAATAGAAAATATGTCAAAAGAGTTTGCAGAAGGAAATGTAAGAGGAACAGTAAAAGCATTAAATTTTCTTTTTGATAAAACAGGATTTAGGGCAGTTGATAGATTAGGTAAAGAAACTTTAATGAATGCAGCATTTAAAAAAGCAATTAATCAAGTCAAAACTACTAAAGGTGAAGCAGCATTTAGAAAACAATATAAAGAATTGTATGGTTTTCAACCAAAACTTCTTGATGATATTGTAGCTGATCTTAAAGCAGGTAAAGTTACAGATAATACAAAGTTTCATGCTTTTAATGAATTAGCAGATGTACAACCTATAACTTTATCCGAAATGCCACAAGGATATCTTGACAACCCAAATGGTAGACTTTTATATATGTTAAAGTCATTTACTCTCAAACAAATAGATGTTGCAAGAAGAAAAGTGGTACAAGAATGGAAAAAAGGAAATAAATTACAAGCTACAAAAAATGCAACTGCATTAGCAGCATATCTTACAACTTTTAATTTAGGAACAAAATTAGTAAAAGATGTAATTACTGGTAGAGATATAAGACCTGAAATGTTGCCTAGACAAGCAGTATATTCTCTTTTAGGTGTTTATGGTATAAATGAATACAATACTAACAAATATATTAAAGGTGGAAAACCAACTGAATTTCTTATGCAAAGTATTGCTCCTGCTATGCCAGTTCTTGATGCAGCAGCAACTGGATTAATAGAAGGAATTGGGCCTATGTTTCAAAGAGGTGGATATAGAAGAACAAGTCCAGAAGATTTTGCTTCTATTTTAAGAGTAGTTCCAGGAGCAGGGCCTATAATTTATAATTGGTTTGGTGGTGGTGCAGAAAAATATAACAGAAGAATAAGAAAAGAAGCTAGGAGACCTTCATTATTATGATACCAATGGAACTTTTATCAATGTTAGCATCTACTGTACTAGGTGGCATTATGTCTATAATGGCTCAAAAAGGACAAGCTGAACAAGAAAAACAAAAGATGTTAATGCAACGAGCAGGATTTGCAGCTAAACAAACTGATAAAGCTCGTAATGTTTCTGATCCACATACCAAACACACAAGAAGATGGATAGCATTGATGTGTGTATTTAGCATCATTGTTGTGCCAATAGTTGCACCAATATTTACAGATGTTAATGTTGCTTATCAAATAGTTACAGAAGCAGATAGTGGTTGGTGGATATTTGGCGAAACTTATGAAACCTCATATTTTGAAGAAGGTAATACAATTTTTATAACTAACCTACAATCACACACAATATTCTCAATTATTGGATTATATTTTGGTGGATCTTTGACTCGAAAATGAAACCTGAAATATGTATGTTAAATTATGGAATAACAATTTTTTGTGTAATGTTAATTTTATACATAATTTTTAAGGAGTAACAATGGCTAAATTATGTCCAAAAGGTAAAGCAGCAGCTAAAAAAAAGTTTAAAGTATATCCTAGTGCATATGCAAATATGTATGCTTCAGGAGTATGTTCAGGAAGAATAAAACCTAAAGGTAGAAAAAGTGGCAAAAAAAGGTCTTAGAAATTGGGTTAATGAAAAATGGGTAGATATTGCTAATCGTAGAGCAGATGGTTCATATCCACCATGTGGTAGATCAAAGGGAGAAAAAAGAAAAAAATATCCTAAATGTGTACCACTAGCTAAAGCAAGAGGTATGTCTGCTAGTAGAAGAAGTGCAGCAGTAAGAAGAAAACAGGCAAAATCTAACAGAGGACCAAAACCAAGTTATGCGAGGACTTAAACATGGTAGCAAAAAAATATCAAAACCCAACAGGTGGACTTAATGAAGCAGGTAGAAAGTTTTTTAAAAGAACTACAGGTGCTAATTTAAAAAGACCTGTAACAGGTAAAGCACCTAAAGGTTCTAAAGCAGCAGCAAGACGTAGAAGTTTTTGTGCAAGAATGAGTGGTGTTAAAGGCCCTATGAAAGACAGCAAGGGCAGACCAACTAGAAAAGCATTGGCATTAAGAAAATGGAAATGTCGAACATAAAGAAATGTTGCTATGTAATGATAGCAATAATCATATTATTGGGAATAGAAAATGCAGTTTCTGATGTTACATCTAGTGGTGCAACTGATCTTAATCAAACTAATACAAGTGGAACAAATACAAGTATAAGTGGTGGTTATAGTTCAGAAACAACTTATCAATCAGGTAGTAGTTCTAATACCACAAATACTACAAATAACAGCACAAATACCAAAACTGCTGTAAACCCCTCTAATGCACCTGCTATGAGTGTTTATGGTCAAGATAGCTGTGTTATACCACTAGCAGCAGGAATTACTGTAATCGGCTTCTCAGGTACTTATGGGAGCTATTACACAGATCCAGCTTGTGAATTACGAAAGAAAAGTAAATTACTCAATAAACTTGGTATGAAAGTTGCAGCAATAAGTTTGATGTGTCAAGATGATGCAGTTTTTGATGCTATGATGAATGCAGGTACACCATGCCCTGTTGATGGATTAATTGGCGAACAAGCAAAAGCAAGATGGTTAGAGAAAAGGAAAGAAGATTTATCTAACAAAACTAGCAAAAGGTCTATGACATGGAACGATTAATATTTATATTATTGTTTCCTTTGACTTTATTTGCAGAAGAACTAACAACCAATAATTTAATTATTAATGGCACATTTGATAATGGTACAACAGGTTGGACTTTATCAGGTGATGCAGTACGAATAAATGATTGTTGTCCAGGTGGACATGACCTAGAGTTTGGAGATAGTGGCAGTATTGAGCAATCTTTCGATCTAATCACTGATACTATAACTCAACCCATGCTTGATAATGGCATTACTCTTAACTCTAGTGTTGAAGTACAAAATGGCGAATGTGGTGTAGCACAATGCTGGGGTGGTCAAGGTGGTGCTGATAGCTTTACAATAAGATTACAAATAAGAGATAGCAATAATGAAATATTGGCAACAACTAGTCAAACTAGGACAAATGTTACAGGGATTAATGGTAAAGATTTCCAAGATACTCTCTCGTATACAGGGATTAATAGTAACATTGGAAATATTCTTATTAGTGGCACTGATGCTAATGCTCCTGCTAGTCTTGGTGGCCCTAATGTAGATAACATATCGGTTACTATGACCTATGATGATACAGTTTTAACAGCTACACAGACACAAGAATTACAAGAAATAGAAGAAATTATATCTTTTATCGAAACAGAGCCAATAGAATTTACAGAATTATTTGAAGAAGTTACAGTACAAGAATTTATAGAAGAAGAATACCATTTTGAAATATTAACAGAAATGGTAGAATTAAAAGAAGAAGAAAAATTTGTTGAGGAATCAATAGTATTAGAAATCTATGAAGAACCAGAGACCGAGCAAGAAGTCGCAACAGAAATCGAAAGTGAAGAAATTGTCGTTGCAGAGGAGCAAACAGGAACTGAGGAAGTATCTTCAAGAGAAGAAAGCAGTATTACTGAAGAAGAATCCACAACTAGTAATGTCGAGAGACAAGAAGAAACTAGAACAGAAAATTCAAGTTCTCAACCAAGAAACACAGATACCGAAACCACAGAACAAACCATTGTGGCAGAAGATGTTAGAGTGGATTCAGTCCAAGATATTTCAGAACAAATAGCAAGGACTACACTTGATATAGATCAACAGTTAATTTTAACACAGAATTTAGTAGCTAAAGTTATGTCAAATAACGATATGATTACTGGCTATACTAAAGTAAACACAGACATATTTAAGCAACCTAATTTAGTAAATATTAATATTGATTCTTATATTAATAATATATACACAGACAATAGAGATATTTACCCAAATCAATACTACGAGGACAGACTATGGACATCAAGACAATAACAGGAGCAATCGGTGCAGTAATTGCAATCGCTTCATTGTTTGTATTTCAAGGGCAACTCATACAAAGGGTAGAGGTGCTTGAATCTAAAATGGTAGATCCTAAAGAAATAACAGCAATTAAAAAAGACATAGAATCATTACAGAAAAAGAATAAAAATCCTTTATCACAATGATATTTGAAGTCTTAATAGTGTCGATGTTATTGGCATTATTTGTTGTTTATTTTCCTGAATTTTTTTCTTGGTTTTTTATGCGAATAAAAACTAAGTATTTAAGACCTGAAGTTAGTATCTTCGAGTTATTAATAATAGGAGTAATTATATACCTATTGGTATCGACTTACTCAGGAGAATGATTGTGTATGCGAGAGCAGTTCCTTTCTCAACAAGAGAGATGGAGTTCATTCATGCAATCTTTTTAATTGATCCCAAAGCTAGAATCAGCATAAAAGGTAAACTTGAATCAAGAGAAGATTATCTTTATGGTGGTATTGAATGGGAAGATGGATATATACCAATCCCATACGATCAAGTTTTGGAGAAGATTAATGAAGAAAAAGAAAAAGAATGAAGATGTAATAAACCACCCTAATCATTATACGAAAGGGATAGAAACTATTGATTACATACGAAGTTGGGATATGGATTATGTTTGTGGGAACATAATAAAGTATGTAACGAGATTCCCATATAAGGGTACTCCTGTGCAAGATTTAAAGAAAGCACGATGGTATCTTGATTATTTAATCAAGGAGTTAGATAAATGACCACAATATATGATGCTGGTGGCAATTATACTAAATTAATTGAACAACAGCACGATGAGGATAACAATTTATTAAGTTGTCCTAAATGTAATTCTACACATTTAATAAAAAGGGGTAAAGATACAAAAACACAAGGACAACCACAAAGATATCAATGTAGAGATTGTGGACACAAAACAGTCCACCCTAAAAAATGTATGAATTTTGAAGTAGAAAATCCATTTACAGAAGAAGAAATACCTACTGATGAGTTGATACAACAAAGAATTGATGTTTTTAATCGTAAAGAAAAACGAGAAAAGAACGAAGAATTTTTAAATATAAGAATTAAAGATGATAAACCGATAGGATTATATATTATGGGCGATCCTCATATAGATGATGATGGTTGTGATATGCCTTCGGTTGTAAATCATTTAGATATTACTAATAAAACTGATGGTATGTTTGCTTGTAATGTAGGCGACTTGCAGAACAACTGGGCAAGAAGAACAAAACTTGCAGGGTTATGGGCAGAACAATCAACTACTAGCACACAAGCATTTCAACTTACTGAATGGTTAATAAGATATACTGATTGGTTATTTATTGTTGCAGGTAATCACGATATGTGGTCAGGTGATGGTGATCCTCTTAAATGGATTTGTCGCCCACTTAAAACTACATATAAACCACATAACATAAGAGTTAGATTAAACTTACCTAAACATAAAATACGAGTAAATTGTGCACATAACTTTAGAGGAAACTCTATATACAATACAGCTCATGCAATAGTTCGACATGCACTTTTTAATTCAAGAGACCATTTATTAATGGCAGGACATAGGCATGTATCAGGTTATATGCCTGTTAAAGATGCAAACTCAAATATTGTAATGCATTGTGTTCAAGTTGGCTCATATAAAAAATACGATGATTATGCAAAGATGTTAAATATGCCTAACAGAATGATGTCGCCATGTGCAGTAGCAGTATTTAATACAAGATTACCTGATATACACCCTGACTTTACTAAGATATTTTGGGAAGTAGAAGAAGGTGCAGATTATTTAACCTTTCTAAGAAAGAAAAAATGAAACCAAAACTTACACTTATTAACTGGGAAGATGCGATTACACCGACATCTTCATGGACTGATATTAAAGATTTAAAACACGAATTAGCAGACTGTATAAGTATTGGGTTAGTAGTACATGAAGATGAAAAAACTATAACTATTGTATCGCATATATCAGGAGATGAAGAAAGTACGGATATAGATGGTAGTTTAGTATTAGATAAAACATGGATTAAATACAGAAAAGATTTGCCATTACCACAATCGGCAATAAAAAAAGTAAGACAATGGGTAGAAAAAATAGACAAAAAATAATTTAATATTTATGTGTATGCTCAGAGAATCAAGAGGTAAATATTATGCCAAAAAAAATTGATAAAGAAAAAGAAATGAAATTTGTAGAATTTTACTGCGAGGGAGATACTCAGGGAAATGCTACACAATCTTGCATTAAAGCAGGTTGGGATAAAGATAAAAGTCCAAGACAAATGGGATCGTATCTAAAGAAAAAGTATGCAGTAGAAATTAGAGAGAGGAATGAAGATCGTATATCTTCTACATCAGGTATGGCAATAACAGTTCTTCAAGATTTACTCAGATCAGAACAAGACTCAGTAAGATTAAATACTGCCAAACTTATTTTAGAGTTAGGAAACTATCATTCACAAAACATTAATCTCAATGTTGATAAGATGAGTTCTAAGTCAGATGATGAATTAATGCAAGAATTACAAGAATTATTGAAAACTATGCCAAATCTCAATCCAAAACTTAAAAATATAGAAGATATTGAAGATGAAAGTATAGATATCAAACCTAACGAGCTTAAAGACACCAAAAAGAGATTGATAAATTAGAGGGTACTAACACCTATGGACATCAATAAAAATGGCTTTTAGGGGTATATATGGAGTCCGATTTTAAATAAAATCTTCTAATTTACCTGTTTTTACTAATATTGGAGTTTTTTTACCTACATAAGCAGAAGTAATGTTATAAGAAATATAATCGTAAGCATCTTCTTCTGTCATTCCATCTTTCTTAATTAATATTTGAGCAATTTTATTAATGTCATAAACTAACTTTGGCTCAATACATTCTTGCACACCTATTATGGCTTCATCGAAACCATCTATCTTTAATAACTCATCACCATTCGTATTTGGCATCATGGTATAATCCTTTTTTGGGTT